ACTCCAAATATTTTTCCAACTAAACCACCCAATAACATTACTGCCGCTATAGTATTAATCATTATTATAGCACGATCACGCCACATAAATCCTACAACAGCCCAGAGGGATGTACCTGCAAAACTTAAAAGCATATCATAGACTTGTAGCTCTGGAACTCCAGTACTTCTTAAAGATATTGCAACCAATAACCATGCACTAGCAATCCATTTAAGATGCCAATCTAAAGTTCCTTTTGGTGTTGCGCTTTTTAATATTCTATTACTGTGTTTGATTTCTTCAACAGAATATTCTTTACCTTCATCCGATACAATGGTATCATCAATCACTCTGTAGCTCCTTGATTAACCAACCTAAATAAACCTGTGCTTTTTTGAGATCTTCTATGCCATTCTTATATTCATACCTCCAAAGATATTTGAGGCAGTTACCCTTTAGATAACCTTTAAATTCTTGTGGGTGCATTGAGGCTTTGATAGCCTGTATAGCTTCTATGGCTCCCTTGTTATAATGATCTGGTTTGTTTACTACATCATGCACATCTTGAGGGTGATACAGTTTTCCATAAACTGTTTTAGTTTTTGTAACCTGATCCCATTCCTCTGGGGTTGCATCATCAATACTCACGGCGTACCTCCATATTTAATGTAATCACCTATCATAAAACCGATAGAAAAAAAAGTTATTATTACTAAAGCACTTACATACTCAGGTGAATCTTTCAGTAGATGCCAAATTGTTTTCAACATAATACCTCCATAGTTTTTCAATAGGATCTAATTGATTTGAATCCATAACAAATCTTTCACCGTAACCAAAATCTTTTTTATAGGCTTGATTAAAAAAAGACTTCCTACCAATACAGCCGTGTAATTTTAAAATCTTTGGGTCATCAGTTGCCCCATAAAGTACTGATGCTTTGGCGGCAAAAGACTTTTCTGAATCAAAAATTAACGGGCCGTCAGAACGTGAACTGCACTTAACATCTATTGATGTTTCTCCTAACCAAAAATCTATACCTCCATCAGATAAAACATTTACTACGGGTAAAGGTAAATTAAATAGGCGAGCAAATAAAAACTCTGCTTTGAATGCAAGAATATTATTTGTTGTCCTAGTATCCATACCTTTCTTATCTTTCATTCGTGGAACAATTCCCTGCATCTCACAAAGCTTTACAGTATCTTGTCCCATAAGAATAGAATCATGGTAGTCTTTAGCAGACAATTTAAAATACATTAAACCTCCCTTGCCCATCGCACTGCTCTTCAGCGGCCCTACGTGGACAGTCATCAAAATAAAAGATATTCATATTAATCTCCGTGGTCAGTCCAATGATAGTCAGCGTTACTTATCTCATCAGCAATAAGATCATATATATAATTACTATTGACCCAGCTAGTGATATCAACTCCACGCGATTTAACTGATACAATTTCAACTAGATTCTCCTCATCACCATGCACAAGATACTCAATGGTTACATAGATAGACATCCACTCGCAGTCTAACTCCGCATCCATCACTTGATAACCATACATACTAGCTGTTCCCATTACTATCTCCTATGTGTGTGTGTATCCATCAGATTCTATTGCAAGCCACATACCGTTCCACTTAACACAGACAGCGCCATCACCCCCAATGATAGGATGTACTATGCGCCGCAGTGACAAATAACTTTTACCCTCATTGCAATAAATCCATTTATAATGAAGGGCTTTTTGCTGGGGCTTAGTTAATCGCATGATTAGCTCCTACCAAAAAATTCATCAAGCATTAGATCCCATAAAGGAGTTTCACACCGCTGAGTCTTGACTAGCTTGTCACCAACACCAATATAAATTGGCAGTTTTGATAACTGATCTGTTTCTTTTTTACTCTTAGCAACTACATACTCCATGCTGTCGTTCGCCTTGAAAGTTGTCAACTTTTTAACATGACGCCAGATAATCATACCATTACCACGCTGTGTTCTAGGTGCTATGTAATACATATTACTTTCCTTTGTTGTTGTTGATCCATTCTTCAACGGTGTCACTAGACTTAGCGGCATCGTCCCAGAATTTATTTAAGTCTTGCATAGACCATTCGCTTTGTTCTTTGTGCAAGCAATCAAGAATAAAAGAACAGTAGTCCTCGTCATTCATTGCTGACCGGACTAGCCTATGAGTATTAATTATTTTTTCTTGTCGCTGTTTCATACAGTCACCAAACAAAAAGCGCCCCGAAGGACGCTATAGTTTTTAGTAATAACCTTCACGAACTTTGTAAAGGACATTGAAGATCTCTGATTCAGAAAAATGTAACTCTTTTAACTCATGCGCTAGTCCATTGTAATCTGGATTAGACTTGAGATAAATATATAACTGAACCAGAGATTCAATATCAATACGCTCAGGCCGCGATACGGAAGACATCAGAGTTCACCACACGGCGTACAACATCTTGCCGCTTAGTATTAACGGATGCGATATTAGCTTCTGATTTCTTTGTTGGTGCTGGAGCATGAGTAGACCAGTCAGTTAGTGTATTGTATACAGCCCACTGATTCTGTCCTAGCTTCTGAGAATACTCACCCCAAGCCTTAGCAAGATAAGTTAATGCGCTATTGAATCGTGGTAACTTATCAAACACTGCTGACCATGACACACCGCTCTCATGCACTGCGGCCTGTACAAGATCTAAACAGTTGGCGGCTTCAGCAAATACATACATAGCTTGCTTATCAGTAACAGATGTATTGAACATCTCTCGCCACAAATCTCGTTCCCTATCGAACACCTCAAGACACCGGACTATAACACGAGAGGCATGGTTGATGTCAAGATTGATAGTATGACGCGCCTTGAATATAGCCGCAGTACCACCAACAAAAACTTGACCATTCAAACAAGCCGCCTGTCTTGCCCCAGCCGACATAATAAACGGGAAGCTACTATCAAAAGATGTAGTACCAAGTAGCTCCAGCGTGGCTGTATCGCCGTCTGGCGTAGTATAGTTATGATTAGGTAGTGTATATCGCACGAAGGTTCTAGACCCGTTGTGGCTCGTTGCAATAGTCTCAGTAATGCCTTCAGTATTAAGGGCGCTTCGCATAATAATTGCGCGTTGTGCGTCAATCAAAGTCTTTGGTGCTACTGGCTTATATTTTTTACCATGCACTCCTAGTTCTTCCATAGTATCTGTACGCACGACAGCAACCTTAGAAGAATGATGCCACTCACCGGCCTCATTAAAAAACATTAAGGGTACAGTTGCCACATCAAAACCAGCATCACCATGATCTTTTTCAAAAAGACTAACAGGGCGAGTAGCAAAAATAGGCGTTACATTATTCATGGTTTTCTCCAAGTAGTTTAAGTTTTATCGCATCAAATAGTCATAATGAACTTTAGAAACTTCAAAGCCATCAGACCACTTTGGACTCTTAGTAGATAAATAATTACACCAAGTATCCCAAAGTTTCTCAGTACCTATATTGTGACATATAGATATGTACTTGTTTATTTTATCATCCCTAATGTCTTTTGACTTTAAAGACTTAGGAAGTTTTAAAATCTTTTCATCAATACCATACAGCCTAATGTTATGAAGGTCAATACAACCTACTAAACCTGCTGACAATTGACAAACAAAACCAGCCTTCACCATACCAAGCCCATCAACACGAAGAAATATATTCATAAGAGAATATGCTTTTTCCGTATCAGATTTACTTGAGTTTATAACTGCAAGATATTGATTGTGTATAAAAGCCTTACGTTTAGTTATATAGGCATAGGCTTTTCGCTTATTGCCCCAAAGGAATTTAGAATTTATACCGTTTTCTTTTACATCTTCCATTTGGTTTCCAACAGCTATCCAAGGTTGTTGAATGCTCAAGACCACCATAGTAATTACATCTACTAGATTCTCACTAGATTCTTTTGTGTAATCTTGGATTGCTTTTGCATGAATGTTATACATATTTATACCTCAGTATTAAAATCCAAGGGCGATAAACGCCCCTCTATTAAAGCCAATTCTTTTGCAGACAATCGTGGCATTGCTTCACCGGCTGACAACCTACCCTTTTGCCAAGCATCCATCTCCTCTAATGTTGTTGGTAGTTTTATTACTACAGGATGATCGTCTGTAAGACAAGCACTAAATATAAAATCAGTATGCGACATTTTTAAGAGCCTCCGCATCTTCTAAATCTTTTAGTTTCTTGTTAAGTTCAGCGATGGTGTCTTCCTGATTAGAAATTTTAAGCTGAAGCTCATCCATATAATCAATGACAGCCCTTTTATAAATTGTTGTAAACTGCTCATGACTTAAAGTATTCATTAAATAATCCGAAATGTTTAGGCCATTCTCAAAACACCAATCAACAATTTCTTCAAGGGTATAATTATTATCTTCGGCGGCACTAATGACATCAGCGAGATCGAAAAATTCTACTCCAATTTCACGATCAAAATCACTAACATCTACGTCTATACTGATATAACCTGATACAGTTGGCATAAGAATATCTCCAAGTGATGATGCGACAGGACAGCCCCGCCGCTTTTACGAAAGGATCTTTAAAGCCCTTTCACCTTGTTCAAGGGCTTTAAAGTCCTGAAGTATTTAACGTATAACAACTTCAGTTATTTCGGGAGACAGATCAATGTCAGCGTCCCAACAATCTAGGGCCTTTAGTTTATCTTTAAATTCTATAAACTGGTCACGAGCTATAACAGACCCCGGATAGTCATAAGAAAATTTATTATGATGTGCAATACTACGCTCAATCCAATTACAATCCCAACTACTTCTATATTCATGGTCTTGATTGCCATAACGCAAACAAAATTCTATATGACCTTTATAGAATTTTTGATGGGGCCTTTGTACTATCCAAACATCACAACATTCGTCTTCGATATCCATAGTAAATAAATAGTTTTCTTCTGGATGATGACACTCGTTTGCATATATCATTTAACTATCTCCACATCGGATTCAGTTTCGATTACAACTCTCGCACCACAAGATAATATAGGTTTACCGTTGCCACTGTACCGTAAAACTGAAGGCCCATTGATGCTGACCTCGTGACAATAAGTATTTGATTTACCTCGCTTTATAGTAATAACAGGCTCATCCGTACCATGTTTTTTATTGGCACGAATCTTGTGCTGATTAACGTGGATGAAAGTTTTCATAATACTATTCTCCTAACAGTAAAGGCTTTCAGTTTTCCAATTATCCTTGCCAGTATCTTCAGGCCAAGGGCCATCGTCATAATCTTTAAATAATCTATCCCAACAGGGGCTACAATAATATGCTCCGCTGTTATGGCCTATAATAATTTCACGTTGATCGGTTGTCAGGTCAGGCCAAACATTCTGAACCAACTGATTATTATAAATATAATTACGATAATCATCAGGATGAACGTCAATAGAATTAGTGGTCGTGCAGGCATGACAATCAGCTTGAATGGTCAACATACATTTCTCCTCAGTCAGAGATCTTTAAAGCCCTTTCATTCTTCAAGGGCTTTAAAGACTCTGTAATATATAAACTAAATAGTAATAAGTATTACAGCAACGACGGTAAAGATATAACAGCCTGCAAAGATCATCAGGCGTGATTCTTTATACTTGGCTTCAGCGTGTGTCATCTTCATAGCTCCTTTGGAGTGTTGGTTTCAACGATTACTCTATAGCCTAGCGACTTAATTAATTTAATCACGTAGGGCGTTAGAGTCTTTGTGTCGGCTATCTCAGTGAAACTGACGGCCTTGGAACAAACGGGATAGATATAATCTACCCCATAATTATTTCTGATTTGGACAGTAATACTATTCACTGATCTTCCTCCGCATATTTTCTATATCGCTCGACATGGGCTTTGAATTGCTCATCGTCCATAAAGCCTGTGATAGTTAATATATCTACATTCTGATAGCGTGGGCTGTTTTGAATGCGCTCTAATTCTTTCCACTCTGGTGAGTTGTACCGTGTGTTCATAATATTATGCCTCCCAGCATTCTAGAATTTGTTTGGCCTGTTCTTCGGTAGCCATATACTCTGTATATCTATCATAAGGTTGAGGGAGCCATTCGTTACCCATCCATTCTAGGCACCAGCTTCCAATATAATAAGCGCACGTTTTACATATTATTGGGTCGCTGATTACTAGCTGACCTTCGGTGGGATTAGTAATAGCGTCTGCAAGCGCCAATAAATTATCCTGCTCCTGCTTGTGTACGATGCTCATAATATTTATCCTGTGTGAGAGAGGGATTGAAAGCCCCGCCGAAACGGGGCGCTATAGTATTACTCGCTGTCAGGCGTCTCTGTGATGTGTGCCATAATAATATCCAGCTTGGCATCCATCGTTGCCATTCGCTTGGAGTGTTCTTTTGAAGTCTCTTCAAGACGGAACACTCTGCCAGTGATTTTCTCAAAGTGGTCTTTGAAGTCACCGGCTGACATCTCCGATGGCTTGGGAGCCGCCTTAGTTTTAGCGGGTGCCTCTGCCTTAGGCGTTGATTTCTTTGGAGCCGCTTTAGCCTTCGGCTTTTTGGTAGTAATCATTTTGGTGAACTTCGTTGGCACCTTGTCACCGGCCTTCCAAATTTCGATATCCTTCAT